CATCTTGGGTTTGACGATCGCCTGAAACAACTTCCAGGTCACGCCAAACTTACCATTGGCGAACCAGATACCGCCACATTGAATCGAAACGGCAATGTGACTGCCTTTCGCGATAAGGTCCTTGGGTGACAATGCAGGATTCGATGCATCAGGGAAGATGGGTTGCATGTCGACGTCGTAGAGTTCAAGCTCCTTCCATTGACCGTCCCAGAAAGGCAACTTCACCTTCAGAGTAGGTGCACGAGTCATATCAGCTTCCAGAGTGTCCTTGTTCTTGGGATACCTGAGAACCGGAGTCCACAGTGCATCAACTGCATCAGCAGTCATCTTGGGTTTGCTGAACCATTCCTTCGAATTTGCGATTGCATCCTCCTTGATTCTCTTCTCAAATGCAGTAATATTTGCGAGGAACTTCTTGGTAGCGGGAGTTTCGAATCCGTCATTGGGAAACTGGAGCGCAAGATCATAAGTTACTTTACCAGACTTATCATCAGTAAAGTCATTGACGCCCCAAGTGAGCATCAGAGGAGACGACAGATTGAGAACCGTGCTGGTCCTTGCATTGACGATACCAACACTGCGACCGCCGACAGAATTCACCTTGGGTTTGGTGTATTTCATGTCAGTCTGGGGATTGAAGGAAGCGCCAGGAATAACCATTTCAGAAGTCATTGTGTGTTGTATGAATAGGAAGTTAACGAACGAACGAACGAGTACGATTTGTGTAACGATGGTATATGAATACATCGCAAATGTTTAAATCAATTTTTTATCTTATGTAAAATTGAAATGCTAATAATGAGATTATCATAGATGAAGATAACAATCGCACATTATTATAGACAACTGAGATTATAATAACACTCGTAATATTATTATAATTTTGTATTACAACGAATGAAATATGAAACGCACGCACGAAAATAATCTTTAACAAGGTTTATTATCGAATATCAACATAATTTCATTTACAAGAAGATTGAACTCTTCGCGCTGAGTAACTGACAATGAAATTGTTTCATTCAATCTTGCTAGAATTTCTTGAAGACGTGTGCGTTCTTTTTCAATATCAGCTGTCTTTTGAACTTGCACATTATATTCAGTTGATAATTGGGTTAAACGTTTTAGTTCATTTGAATAATCTTCATTTTCATTCTTAATAAGATTTTTGTACTTATTATAATGGTTAATGAAAGCAGTTGCAATATATCCAGAAATATTATGTGTATTGAAGTGTATTCCTGTAAGAAGGTTAATCATTTCATCTTTGTATTGATCTTTAACAATTTTACTATCTACAATGTTTTTAACATTTTGAATATGAGACGCCAATTCATCTAGTGATTTCAAAAATTCAGGTCGCATTTCTTCTAGCGTTTGAAGATAATTTGTATCCGACAACAACTTCTTATAATGCGTTTGAATTGTCTGGTTAAGACTTATTATTTCAAGATGAAGATTGTTCATAATTTTTAATGATGCTTCAAGATGAAGTTGTTCATTTTTTAATGTATTATTAACACCATTGTAGTTATTTTTATTTTCATTTTCAACTTTTATTTGCTCTTGCGTTGTTTCATCGATAAGAGTTTTTATTTTTTCTTGAAATTTGAAAATATTCACATTTGTTTTTTTATTATCCGCATTAATTTCATTCATTGCGGTTTGTTTTGAAGATGGTAGAATTACTGATTTAGGTGATGGTTCTACATCTAGTTCTGGTTCTGAATCTGTTTCTGGCGCAGGTGCAGGTGCAGGTGCAGGTGCAGGTGCAGGTTTTACAGGAAAATAACGACAATATACTCTGTTGTGATCATTATTGTTACTTGTCCACAGCCATTCAGCATCTCCTGGAATATTTGGACGAGAACCACTTCCCACAGAATTCCATATATTCTTTTCTTGATTTTTACCATAACTTACAGCATTTGACCATGATGAATCGTCAAAATTATTATTTGCCCATCCCGGACCTCCATTAGTAGAGCACTTCCATTCTGAAGGTTTTGTTACTTTTCCTCCAAAAACTCCGATAAATGCGGCAGGACCACCATGGTCAATACCATCAATAGCAATGACGTCACCGTTATTAACTATAGATGAAAAATAATATGTAGTAGTCCAAGTATTTCCAGAACCAACTTTGTTTCCATTAACATATAAATTAAACTCATTATCGCAAGTCATGTAAATAGGCATTTCCACAGATTTTGATACTGGAGATGGCGCATTTGCATTAACATTTTTTGTAGAACCACTATTTGTTTTTTTTTTACTTTTAGAGCTTCCAAGCTTTACAAGTAACTTTCTATTCGCCAAATTATTATCCGTGAATAAATTGTTAGTATATTCATCCAATGAATCATTATCAATTGCAGTTTCTTCTATATCAGAAATTGATGGTGACTCTTCCATAAATCGTTTGGGAACATTAACGATACTAACACTTGACACAAGTGTTGCCGAAAAAAGACACAACAAAATACAAGATGATATACGCATTATTACTGTTATACAATACTACAATAAAATATCTTTATGTGATAAAAGATAATAAACAATTATGTTATTCATAATATATATATTCGAATTATTGAAATGGCCTCATCAGCTATTCCATATCCAAATGTAACAAATAATAATAGTCGAAATGAAATACAAAAATTATATATGACGTTATTGCAATTTAGTTTATATGATAATCCATATAAGTATTATTCACGAAAAATAAAAATAAAGCGTATAAACTCTTCGACACCTAGAAATAATTCTTGTAATAATAATGAGTTTATTATTATTGCGTCTGCCACGTCTGCCGCGCATACCCCATCTCAAAATGAAGGAATAAAAACACGTAAAAAAATGAAAGTTAATGCAGAAACAAATGAAGATGAAGTTGAATCGCCTAAAAATAGTAAAATAATATCATCTATAAATGAAGAAGAAACAGAAGCAAATGTCATCATATTTAAACCAATCGAGCATGAAAAAATGAAAAATGTAAAATATACATTGACCGAACTACGAACATTATGTAGTCATTATGGTATAAAAAAATCTGGCACAAAATTAGATTTAACGCAAAGAATATATACATATTTGAAACAATCATATTATATTGTGAGAATCCAACGTAATTTCAGGAACTTTATATCTTCAAAGTATCGTAAATTAGGAGGTCCTGCATATTTGCATACGTCCTATTGTGTAAACGATACGGACTTTTATACATTTGATAAATTATCAGAAATCAAACCTACTGAATTATTTACATATCGCGATAATGATGATAAAATATACGGTTTTCACATTGCTTCTATTTTTCATTTGATCATCAGTTCATATCCAAATATTACAAATCCGTATAATAGAAAACTCATTCCAGCAAGTATAATTAACAACTTGTATGAAAAACTAATTTATGGTTCATTGCTTAAATTTCGTGTATCTGTAAAACTAGACGACAATGAAGACGATGAACAAATGAGCGAAATAAACACTAATGTAAATGCTTTTAATGGAGGAAGTGGGTTATCTCGAGAGAAGCAAGAAGAACTTTTTATTGTAGATTTGTTTCAACATATTAACACACTCGGAAATTATTCTGATTCGGAATGGTTTATTAGTTTACAACGTGCAGAACTTATTCGATTTGTCAGAAATATTCATGACATATGGTATTATCGTGCCAATTTATCACAAGAAATGAAAGAACGTATTTGCCCTACAAATGGCAACCCTTTCATGTTAAATAATATTCATGTAAATATGAATGTGATATCTTTGTTAACGGATCCAGAAATTCGCACGATTTGTGTGTCAATTATTGAGAGAATGGTTCGCCGTGGTGTATCCCGTGAAGACCAGTGCTTAGGTGCATTTTATGTTCTTGCGACGCTTACGATAGTCAGTCAGGATGCTAGAAATGCGTTACCATGGTTATATGAAGCAGTTATGTAAAATATTACGAAACATATACAATTGTCTACCCGAAACATGGATACATAAAAACAACTTAAAAAGACATTACTCATATGTGTATAATCAATCAAATCCGATGGTTAAGTCTTCTTCTTCTTCTGCCGCCCCCGTTGCTGCTTCCGCAGCTCCTGCTGCCCCGGCTGCCACTGCCTCCAAGGTTGTTAAGCCTACTACCCCTAAGGCTTCGGCCAAGGCCCCCGAGTCTGCCCCTGTTGCAGCTCCTGCCCCCGCCGTCGATGGCGCTGAGGCCTCTACTCCTGTCGCCGAGGTTGACGGTTCTGTTTCCACTGCTCTCTATGGTAGCGTTCTTACCAAGCTTCAGAGCGCCCAGGCTCTTCTTGCTTCTATTCGCTCTGAGGTCAACGAACTCAAGCGCCAGCACGCCCGCGAGCTTCGTGCCGCGAATAAGGCCAACAAGCGTCGCAAGACCAATGCAAACCGCGCTCCTTCTGGTTTCGTCAAGCCCACCTTGATTTCCAATGAGCTCGCGGCCTTCCTTGGCAAACCTGAGGGAAGCGTTTTGGCCCGCACTGAGGTTACTCGTGAGGTCAACGCCTACATCCGCAACCAGAAGTTGCAGGACAAAGACAATGGTCGCAAGATTAACCCCGACGCCAAGCTTCTTAAGCTTCTGAAGTTGAAGAAGGGTGAGGAGCTTACTTACTTCAACCTCCAAAAGTACATGGCTGCTCACTTTGCAAAGTCGGCTGCTCCCGCTGCGGCTGCTGCTACTGGTGGTGCTGTCAAGGCCTAAATTGTTCCGAAATAAAAAATATACTGTGAATCATTGCTCAATGAAAGCGCACATGGTATAATGGTAGAACACTTCCCTTCCAAGGATGAGGCTCGGGTTCGATTCCCGATGTGCGTATAAATTTATTAAAATGAATATATATACCAATATTCATTTTATTCAACTACTGTTCATGCATCTTATTTTTTTTACGTATTGTATGTAATTCTTTGAATGTTGATACACCATCAACGCCATATATTTCTTTTGCAATATGGGTTGCTTGTTCTTCTGGTGACCCAAAACATATACCATAAACCGGCGATGACGTGAGAGACGATTTTCCAGTTGAAAGTGATTTGATGATCGTATCGTCACTTGGTGAAGAATCAATGAATATGAAATCTTCTTTGGTCATAATTTCTACAATTCGTTTTCTGTGTATATTTTCACGATTCAATACGACAAGTTGTTTGTATGGTTTTCCAATGGAAATCGAAGATACATCGAACATTTCTTCATTTGATATATATGTCACAGCACTTATATCATTGTCACGTTCCTTTTCAGGTTTTGTGGTCTTTCGTAATTGGCATGCGTACCAGTCATAGAACCCACCACCGCTATCATGATATTTTGCTTGGTCTTTATGTGAAAGTGCTTTAAACAATTTTAATTGTCGATAAACAGAATCGGGCGAATGAGAAGAATGTATATTCGAGTAA